ATCTTTTTTTACCAAACTTATCAGTGTATCGAACAAAGAAGTCTGGATAATAACGATGAACTTTATTATCAATAGGGGAGATATATGGAATACAGAACTCTTCGGACTGCCACTGATTTACATTCTCATTGAGATCACAATATCTCATAAACTTTCGTTCCCAGAGTGAACGATAAACTATATTTGCTGGGTCACCTTTATACTTTCGGGGATTCTCTGGTCGATATTTTCCCTTATAACTCATATACATAGTATAGATCCTCAAAAAATATTTATAGTGTCTTTTAATCCATTTAGAGTAGACCCTATTCATGTAAGGACCACTACTCCTCGGACTTATGAAGGAACCTCACTGGGTTCTGCAATGGATTATGTTGGTCAACTTGCACAATCCAGTCAATTCAAAACTACATTATATTTTGCTGATGGATTCACCAATGAACCTGGTTCAGATGTTAATGCCTGGTTGAATAGTTGTGGAGTTTTTGGTGATATTGGAGATACAAACTCACTTAAGTATGATCTTCTCTGTCATTCTGCAACCATTCCTGGTGCTAAGTTTGAGTTATCGACAGAACAGGGAGCATATCAAGGTATAACAGAAACTTTTGCAAGAGCTAGAGAGTTTCCACAACTAACTCTAGATTTTTATGTGGATTCTCAATATCAAGTAATCAGAATGTTTGAGGAGTGGATGAACTTTATCAATCCACTTTACACCACTCAAGGATACGCAGATGCTGGATCTACGGGTGGAAGTACATATAGTACGCCAAACTTAGAAACAAACAATTATTATAGATTCAGATATCCAAATACCTATAAGAGATCTATCTCAGTAACTAAGTTTGAAAGAAATTATCCATTGACAACAAGTGATGCAGCAGCACCAAAACTAGATCCTGGTGCTCCTGCAATTAGATCTGGAATGTTGACTTATAACTTCATTAATGCTTTCCCTATTCAAGTAATTTCTATACCATTATCATACGCAAATTCTGATATCATGAAGGTCAGTGTTGTCTTCAATTATGATCGTTATGTGACGATGAAACATGAGTCTGATAGAAGCCCTACTGCAATAAAGTGGAGAAACTTCGGTACTACTACTGAATCGACAACAGCCACACAACCACCAGTACCAATCAATACTGCTCCTTCTGGACAGGCTGGTGGGCCAATGGCAAGTGATATTAGACTTAAGGAAAATATCACTAAGGTTGGACAATCTCCATCAGGAATTAATATCTATCAGTGGAATTACATTGGACAGACAGAAGTCTTTGAAGGTGTAATGGCACAAGAACTGATGAGGGATAGACCAGATGCAGTTGTTCTAATGAATAATGGATACCTGGGTGTCAACTACGACCTGATTGATGTGAGTATGAGAGAAATTTGGAGATCTGAAAAGCACCTATAAATAATTTTATGATTTCGTCATCCTATGCCATTACCTAAGATTAGTACACCGACACATGAGTTGGTTTTGCCCTCCACAGGCAAAAAGATTAAATATAGACCATTTCTAGTTAAAGAAGAGAAAGTTCTTATCCTTGCTCTTGAGAGTGGTGATCTTAGACAGATCACAATGGGAATCAAAGATGTTTTAAGTGACTGTATCATCACCAAAGGTGTAGATGTAGAAGCTCTACCATCCTTTGATATTGAATATCTTTTCTTGAATGTTCGTGCAAAGTCAGTTGGTGAGGCAATTGATCTCATCGTCACTTGTGCAGATGATGGAGAAACTGAAGTTCCTGTCAAAATCTACGTTGATGAAATTCAGGTTGTAAAGAGTGAAGAACACACAACAGACATTAGACTTGATGACAAGGTTGTTTTAAGAATGAAATATCCATCTTTGGATCAGTTCATTAAAAATAACTTTGATTTTGGTGGTGAGGAAAGTCTCAGCACTATTGAACAGTCTTTTGAGATTATTGCAGAGTGTATTGATACTATCTTTACCGAAGAAGATGCATGGGCTGCTGCAGATTGTACAAGAAAAGAACTCATTGAGTTCATCGAAAGTGTCAACTCTGCACAGTTTAAGAAGATTGAAGAATTCTTCGAGTCTATGCCTAAATTGAGTCATACATTTAAGGTCAAGAATCCTAAGACCAAGAAAGATAATGAAGTAACGCTGGAGGGATTATCTAGTTTTTTCGGCTAACTATGTCTCATATGGATCTTGAGGCATATTATCGAATCAATTTCGCTTTGATACAGTTCCATAAATACAGCTTGACTGAGATTGAAAACATGATTCCGTGGGAAAGAGACATTTATCTGTCCCTCTTGAGACAACACATTGAGGAAGAAAACCTCAAGGCACAACAAGCAGAAGCAAATCGTGGCATACAGTAAGAGCTATTTACCAGATAGAAGAAAATTAGGGGGTTCTCCTGGATTATCTTCTATGAATCTCAGTAACCTTGGTGTTGCTAAAAAACCAAAGATTGGAACAAAGAAAAACGCTTTATCGTTTATATCTGGTGGTAAACCTCTTGGTGAGACAATCAAGGAGAGTGCAACAAATAATATCGTAGGATTTCAGAGACCAGGTACGGCTTCAGTGAAGGCATCTGCACCTAATATGGCAGATCTGATTCAGACTATCTCTAGTAGTGTTACAAGTAATGTAGAAAATATTGTTCAGAACATAGGTAGTTCTGTTAAGGCATTTGGTGATAAGATTGGAAACCTATTCCAAGCACAAAAAGATAAATCAGAAGAAGAAGGTCCAAATAAGATCTTATCTGAGTTCTTAAAGTTATACGAAAGATCGTTAGATTTTATTAAAGAGTTCTCTAAACCTAAGTTTATAGGTAACTTTAGAGAAGCTATAAGAGATTATCAGGCTGCGTTCAAAGAAACCAGTGATATCGTTGTTCAGATGAGGAAGTTCATCAAAAAGATGATCGACCAATTCTTGAAACTCAAGAATGATATGGGTGGAATGAAATCCGCTGGTATGGGTTTACTTGGTGGAGCTGGTTTAGCGGGATTACTTGGTCTAGGTGGAGACAAAAAGAAACCACCCAGAGCTAGAACACAACCCAGAAGATTTAAAGGTGCAAAAGGTAAAGCAGGATTAGCTCTAGGTCTTCTCGGACTTCTTGGTTTAGGTGGTCTAGGTGCTGCAGCTGCGGATAAATTTATCGGTGATGATGATAAAGTCACCGCAACTGGGATGACTGCTGACGGATTAAAAGCTCCTTTTGATGTAAAAAGATTTGATAACATCTTAGATAAGTGGGAAGAATCCATGTCCCGCATGGGTAAATCTAAACCTGATCTGGCACAACCAAGATCAGGAGATAGTGGAGATTCACCATACAAACGCCCTGGAACAACTCCTAGTTATAGTGGTGGTGCTCAAGTTCCTGATGTATCTGCAGACACTGAGTTCATTGCAGAGGTTCAGAAACTTTCCAAAGAAGTGGGAGCAGCACCATCAGAATTGATGGCAATGTATAATGCTGAGTCTGGATTAGACCCTTCAATTACAAATAAAGAGGGTGCAACTGGTATTTTCCAACTGATGTATGGTGGTAAGTTTGGTGATGTAAGATATGGAAAGACTCAAGACGAGTTTAGGAACCTATCTAGAGCTGATCAAGTCAGAGCACATAGAGAATATCTGCACGATGCTGGATTCTTCTCAAAAGGTGGTAGTGGTATTGCTGATGTTAAGATGGCAAATATCGCACCTGCATACCTTGGTTCTGGTCTAGATGATCCCATCTATTCGGCTCCTTCTGCGGAGTATGAAGGTAATAAGAATATAGATCTACTATTTGGTAATAAAGATGGAGTAATTACTTTAAGAGAATACCAAAGTTTCATCAATCAGACTGGTGGTGAAGAAGGATTCAGACAATACAACCAACCTGGAGTCACACCAGCGAAACCTACAGGAGTGACTGCACCGCAACAAATTTCTCAAGTATCTCAGATACCTGGGAGTAATAGTGTTACTGTTATGCCAATGCAGGGAGAGACTCAAGCGCCTCCAGTTCAAGGATCGCCTCCCCCCATGGCTCCTCAAGAAGGTCTTAATAATGTAAACT